TCTATCCAATACCATCAATCAGAATAGACAGCACATAACACAATTCTTTCATAAGAACAGAAAAAAGTGCAATAGGAAGAATTGGTAAAAATACCACCAAAGCAAGAATTGATTGTTTCTTTGTAAGTTTCATTGGTTTTTTGAACTGAAGTTATCATACGGCAAATAAGGGCACCTGTGGGATGCTCATGTGCCAGTTATTCAAGTTGTCACCTCCAGTTCATCAAGTTTTTCATTCACAAAACCAGTCATATCAAGTGTGCGAGGGTCTACACCTTCATCAGCACAATCAAGCATAAACTCCATAAAGGCACCAAGAATTAGACAAGCACGTTTCTTATCGTGTTCAAGAGGTTTTCCTGTCCAGTTGGTAATCTCACCAGTAATAACAGGATAAGGTAGAGAAACGTAGCTAAGAATGTGATCGTAGAGTTCGTCGTAAGTCATTTCCAAGTCCTACTGGTGGTTGAATGTCGTTGAGTTCATCATACAGCATCTTTGCAAAGCCGTAGTGGGGTTTTGTACCAGTTTCAATACTGGTACTCGTTGCGACCGTCCACATAATATCCAATTCTTTCTTATCAGGTAGAGGTTTCATCGTCCAGTTCAACTCCATCAGTAAGTTCTTTAATTCTATCAAAGAAATCCTCATCAAGAGGATATACTTTCTCTTCACCACTATCAATCTTATCACACAATTCAATCAAGTATTCTAGAAACTCTTTCGGATAAGTTTCATCCATGTTGATACTGCACCAAAACCAATTATAACATTCTTCGTAAGGATCATCATCTTTTAGTAGAGCATAGTTCTCATAATTTCCACTGATAAGATCTCTCCACATCTTGAAGTTGTTCCACATCTCTCTCCAACCAGTTTGGAGACAGTGACCAAAATAATACTCAACCCAAGTCAGTTTCGCCTTCATCTTCATCTTTTTCTTCCAAATAATCCCAATTCCAAGTCCTTTCAATCACACCAGCATCAAAACCAAACTTATATGCCCAGAACATAATGTTCAAGAGACTACCATTACCTGATTTGATTTGAATAAAAGGATAACTTGGCCAACCATTCCAACTTACAGATGCTTGAAATAATGCCCATTGTTTGGTATGAAGAATTTGAACATACCAGTCATGACCATAATCATAACGATGCTTGAGTGTGATTAGTTTCATTTTTGAATATCAAATGTAGGAACAGGAGCACCACCATTACTAGGAATCATGTACACAGTGCGGTCAGCATTCTGTTCTCCCTGAGTAATCCACAAATACTGAAGATATGCTGGATTATCTTTTAGACTCTCACCAATGATTTGGTTTGCTTTGGCAACACCTTCAGCACGGATAACCTCTGCTTCAGCAAGTTGTTGTGCAGAATCTTTTTTTGCTTGTGCTTCAAGCACTGCTACCTGTCGAGTATATTCTGCCTTCTGCAATTCTGCTTTACCAGCAAGAGATTGTTGCCAGACACCATACAATGGTCCACCAATAAACATTACACCGAGCACAACTAAAACTGCACCAGTGATGAAATAGGTCATCGTGTTGTCATTTTTCATTGTCGTTCTCCACCTTTAGTTAAAATTTGATAGTCTAAGATTTTTCCATCTCTAAAATGAATACGACACTCAGGCCAATCTTCCCAAATGCCTTCCCATTTCTCTGGATAGATTACCACATATTTGGTAAGACTCAAAGCATGAACCTTACCATGAGTACCATTAGGAATCCACCTAAAGTTTAAGAGTGCTAACTTATCATTATACCCGTCATCACCTTCTTTGAGTTCTACAAAGTCAGCAGTATTGGAGTAATCAATCAGATACAATTGACCATCAGGAGAAATCCAGTACTGAGACATTGTACCACCAATACCGTACTCAATGTCTTTTGTTTGGCATTGTCCAGAAAAGTTCTCACCTAAAGGATAAGAACTTCTCACATAATCAAACATGCCCATTACTTTTCTCCGAGAGTATAATCGGTAAGTCCTGTATTTTCCTCTGGAACAGTTCCCATAGGACCTTTCTTCAGTCGTGCCCATTCTTCATCACGAATCTTCCACTCTTCAAACTTCTTGTCAAGGTCTTCATCCATCGTCAGTTCATATTCCTTACAGACCTTGCGTTGTTCCTCTTGATTAGTCCAATCATTAAACACCAGAGACATCGCACCAGAGCGAATAGATGCTGGATCCATACCCACACAGAGCATGAACTTCTCAAACAGTTTGAAATACTGCTTTGCGTTCAAATCCGCAGCAGGAGCAGTAATCAGATAGTGTTCTTCAGGGATGTAGTCATCAGTATAAAACCCAGGATTAAAGGCACTGGGTTTGAACGTGGCATCAAACTTGAATTCAACTGTTGCTTCGTAAGTCATTGTTCCAAACAGATGGAGGTGACGGGAGAATCCATCTGGCAATAGTATACTGTCCTCATACCCAGTCTGTCAAGTCTAGATGCGACTAAAATTAGATTAGCAGATGTTATGACAAGATTCAACATCAATAAAGAAATTTGAATTCTTTTTTTGAATATCTCAAATGTTTTTGGAGGATTGAACCATTTCATTGTAATGTTTTTTCCAATTCATTGATTCTAGAAAATTCTTCATATGCTTTTTCAGATCGTTCTGAAAGAATGTTGAGAATATCTACACGGATAGTCTCAACATCAACATAATCATCAAAATACTTATCCAAAGCCTCTTTAAGGTATCTTTTCCGATGCCACTCTGGGGAATAAGGTTTGTAGTCCATAACAATGGTATATGTGTCTGATATTATAGGTCCTCTAATCTTCATTGTCAATACCCAAACACTTTTCAAATTTGTCTCTCAGTTCATTTATCTTTGTTTGTTTTTGAAACTCTAAAATATAACCATTGATTTCTTTTTCTTGATCTGTAAGATCCATACGATGCTTCATTTTAATATCAATAAGACGCACCATGTCCATATAATGTTCTGTGCCCTTATGAATGAAGTCTTCGTAGGTCATACAAACATTCCTTGTTCACTCATATATTGAAGTGCTTCTTTCATGCTACCAATATGTTGTGAACCATATGCAATTTGTGGATATGTTGCGTCTGATCCAAACTCCATACGGAATTGTTTATCACTAAAATCCACACCAAGTAGGTATTCATGAAATTCTCCACCAAGAGATTTGAGAAGCATACTCATGCGTTCACATTCTTGACTTCCGTTGGAATAGATTACTGCCATTTTAGTCATAAAATTAATCCCTCTGTCTCCAATCATCAGATTTATCCTGTTTAAACCAATCTACAATTTCATCGGCACTTCCAAATCCTGTTCTATGGTTGGATGGATCTGGATCACCTAGTCCTAATTGATTCATGAAATCATCCATACTGCCTTCTACCATATCGGGATTGGCAGCATACCTTCTTGCTTTCTTAAGCATTTCACGGGCAGTGGTATTTGCTTTACCTAGTTTTTCTGCCCAAATCATGTCATCAAGTTTTACTTCTTCTCCATTTGCAATACACTTACAAATGAATTCAAGTCTCAGTCGGTAATTTGTAGAAAGCATCTTACCCTTATTCCTTTTCACTATTTATTTTTGCCATCAATTCCTCTGCCATTTTGAGAGAACGACGGTACATAATATATTTTACCACAGGATTACGTGGATTATGCAATAACCACCACCACTGACGATTGATGTATGCTTTTACTAACTTTGTCACATAAAAAAATGCGGAGGCAACACTTTCATCTGTAATGATGAAATATGCTGCCACCACAAAAAGTGATAGTATGATGTAATAGGAATCCATCAGTTGAATTCCTCATTTCTACGACGATCTAAATGCCCAAGAATTTCAGAACGCCATTCCATCAATTCATGAAAACATTTTTGATTGTGAGCACACTGACGGAGTTCACTATCTGGTTTAAGAACACTCTCATAAAAAAGATTTAGTGCATCAAGACGTTTTTGTTCTTTTTCAGTCATAGGAACTCCTCAAGAGTGGACGTTGTGTTCTTCTGCACTTTAGACATTTTTTTGATGTATGCAAGTGCTTGTTTATATGTTGTTACATGATGCACCTGCTTACCATTATGTATAATGCAGAATCCAGACTTACCTGTCCATGGAACTGCTGCCCACATTCCATCATTAGATACAAATCCATCAGGATCTCCTACTTTAGGATCTAAAATGTCTTTATTGTAAGTGTGTGGTTTGAGAAATTTGCCCATCAAAAGAAGCAGGCATTAACACTGATAACTTGTGCATTTGGGTTACGTGCCAGTGCAACTTGCTTTGCTTCCTGATAATCACGAGCATGAACAGTCTCAGTGAAAACTTGACCTGCAACGTAGAGCTTGACTTTGCATTTCATGGGAGTGATCTCCTTTGGTTACTTAGTAATTATAACGGAAAGGAGCAGGTAATCTGCTCCTGGTGGACAGTTTGATAACTGGATCAGAAATCCAGATAGTCTTCGATGGCAGCAGTAATCCCTGAAGACAATTTAGTCGGAGGCATAATAGGTTCTACAGCACCAATATCACACTCATAGTAGTTGCCAATATCAAGTTTAACATAAACACCATCTCCATATTGTTCATAAAGAGGACGTGCATTCTCATCTTCAATGATAATGACACGACGTGCATTTAGATCAAGAACCATCATATAGTCAAAAGTCTTTTGACTTTTGAAGTCTTCTAGGGTTTTCTTTTCCCCATAGAAGTTTTTGACTTTGAACTTAGCAGTAGCAAAAGGATTTCTTTTTTGGAAAAGATTTTTTTGCATTTTTAGTTCAATCTTTTCTTCACCATACATGAAGTCATAACCTTTCTGATCGACACGATCAAGATTAGAAAACTTTGCAATTGCTTTTTCTACGGCAGTTGCACGGGTGAAGTTGTCGGCATTGGTAGTGAATCCATCATCACTATAGAGTGAATCGACCACACCAAATACCTTGTTCCAGTCAACACCTGTCTCAAGATGATCAATGAAGTGCTGCTGTGCTGTTGGGATTGTCATGAATAAATTGAGTTTGAACGGAGTGTAGCACAATCCTGGGACTTACGCAAGGTGCTGCCCAGAAATTACTTTTTAATCACAGATATTGCAGGTTCACCGTGCTCAAAAACCGTCTCTACGACACTTTGAACACTCCGTGCAGTGTTGATACCTACTTTATCATAGACAGGTACACAGACCAATCCAAAGGTCTTAGAAGCACCACCTAGTCTAATAACCCGTCCAATACTTTGACTAATTCCAATATAATCCATATTCCTCATAAACAACACTGCCTCAAGACCATTTACATTGATACCTTCAGACAAAATACTATGGTGTAATACAACAAATTTCTTTTCAGGATCTTTACCCCAAGCATTCAGAGTCTTGAAAAACTCTTCACGATCAACCTTCACACCATCAATAAATGCACCAGTCTTTGATGTGATATACATGCATGAATAACCACGTTGACGAATCTGTGGATAAAAATCAGATTCAGTCAACAACTTCACAATCTGCCTTGTAGACCTTGCAGCAATTAGAATCTTGTTTAAAGAATTGTCATCAATTGTACAAATCAAATTATCACAATCAGACATCTTGAAATCACCTTGAGGCAATTCATTCACAACAACCTTAGGAGGAAGAATATATCCTTCTTCAACCAACTTAGGTGCAGGAACATTACAAATAATCTGCCCATAAACTTCTGGAAGATTCATTCCTGGTTTCGATATAGTAGCAGAATGTTTCGGAGTCGCAGTAAAGAAATAGCAACGATCAGCAGCACCACTAAAATGCTCAGTGGCAGGAAAGAAGTTTCTCTTAACACTATTATGTGCCTCATCAAAATAAACAGTATCTACCTTAATACCAGATTCCTCAATACGATTCAAAGAGTTATAAGTCGTAAAGATCAATTGATTACCATCAACATTCTCAGACCATGCTTTAATAGTCTTTGCCTTGGTGGTACTAAAGTGTTCTGTTTCTCCACTATGAACATGCATCACATGAGCATTATCAACATGCTCTAGAAACTCAGAGCATAACTGTTCTGCAAGAAGAATCCGAGGAGCAACAACTACAATAATTTGCTTAGTTGTGTTTCCGAATTGCTGAATAGCATCAAAAATCATGGTAAGAGTTTTGCCAGCACCAGTTGGCATAATCAATTGCCCTTTCGCATGTGAAAGCATTCGATCACATGCAGTGCTCTGGTGTGGTCGAAGAGTAATAGTCACTGGTGTCTGGTGAACGTTGTACTTATTATAGCACAGGGAGAATCACTTCAGTGATCAGTGGACAGTTATTGAATTGTCTACAAGAGAATTAAATGAGGTGCAGCAGTCAAAGATACTTCAACCTGT